ACGAAAAGGAAACAGTGCTGTAATTTTACTATCAACTCGTATACTACCTGCACCATTAGCTGCAGTAAAATCACTGTCAGTATATGGGGCAGTAAATACTACTTCTTCTGGTGAAGCTGACATACCTGCAAAGAAGAGTGCATTCTTAAAGTGTTTTACGTACTTAGGATTGCTTGGAGCACCAGTAGCATTAAGGTCTGTTAGTGTACTGCCATCATACTTTGTTGCACGATTAGCACCATCAGCCCACACAATATACTCTGTACCACTTAGGTTGTATCTGTCATAGGAGTACCGTATTGCATTACTTCTGCCCGTATCTATCTCCGTCCAAGAACCACTACCACTAGCAGCCTC